AACCTGTAAGTTATTCTTCCCATGTCCATTTTTAAAAAAAACTAGTTTAAATATATGTTGTATTTGAATAAATATGCACACTCCAATAAATGTGATTATTAATAAAAAATATAATAGTGTTGTTAAAATTATATTTAGAAAAATTTCTATCATTGAATTAATAAAAATCAATTAAAAAATAATGAAATATAAAAATATAATAATAACAAAATGCGTTGCATAAGTTATTCCTTTAATAGGATTGATATCCCATTTACCTGCTACATGAATAGTAACATCATCGTGTTTGAAGAAAAAAACAGATAAAAAATTTGCAAAAACTTCTATTGAAGTTAAATAAATTATAAATGCTCGATGTATATAAGAATACAATCCAACAAAAAAGAAACCTATAAGTTTTAATTTATCCATATATATCTCCCCAAGTTTCACCTGATTCATAATCAACTTTATTTGGGACAGCTAATGTAACAGCGTTTTCCATAATGTCTATAATTTTTTTAGCTTGATTATCATCACTAACTGATATGTCTAATTCATCATGTATTTGAATATGAGGTATAATTCCTTCATTATATAAATCTAACATAGCTTTTTTAGTCATATCTGCTGCAGATCCTTGTATTAACTTATTTAATGCTTTGTAAGTGAAAGCTCTTCTTATTCTTCCTCTACCATATGTTGCTTCTGCTTCCTCTAATGTCATAGGTGTATGCATACCAAATGTAGCTGGTTCCCATTTATTAAATCTACAACGACGACCAAGTAATGTTCCAATTGATCCTGCTGTTTGTGCATGTTGAGAAGTTTTATTCATTAATTCTTTAACAAATGGAACGTTTTGATGATATTGATTAAATAAATTTTCAGCTTCTTGCTTTGTACTTAATCCTAATTCAGCTTGAAGTTTAGCTTTACCCATTCCATAAAACAAACCAAGATTAATTGTTTTAGCCTGACTTCTTGATATTCCTGCCATATCAGCAACAGTTTGGTGGAAATCTACTGTATTGTTTTTAAATTTATCTACTATGTTTGCAACAGATTCATCAAAACAAATAGGTTCAGTAGTAGCTGCATAATGTACAACCAATCTTGGTTCTTGCTGTGAATAGTCAAAGCAACCCCATTTATGTTTTTCTTCTGGTATAAATAAACTTCTAATAAGAGGTCCTAGTTCCTTGTTTCTCGCCGGGATCTGCTGGAGATTAGGATTTGCATAAGAGAACCTACCTGTAACAGTTCCACCTTGATCAGATTTAATTGGATTGATGTCTGCATGAATACGACCCTTGTGTTCAAATTTTAAAATTGTATCTATAAAAGTTGTATGAGCTTTATTTATTTCTCTTGCTTTTGCAATCATTTGTACTATAGGGTGTTTGTGCTCCGATAAAAAATTTTTTGTAAAGGAAGGTGCGTGTGATTTCTCAGTTCTTTCGTAAGGTAGCTTTAATTTATCAAAAACTGTGGCAATTGATCTTGCAGCCCAGATTTGTGGTTCTATCCCTGTTTCTTTTTTTACTTGTATTAGCAACGCTTGTTCTTGGTTTGTTAATGATTTCTTTAGCGTTTTTGCTTTCTCTACGTCAACTCGGACTCCTTTAAATTTCATATCTAAAAGACAAGGAAATAGCTGTGTTTCTAAATCAAATACTTCTTGTAATTTCTGTTTACTTATTTCTCTAGATAAAACTTTAAATAATTCTAATGTTAATGAAGCATCTTTCTCAGCATAAGTTCCAACATACATTGCAGGAAGTTTATACATTTCAGCTTTAGCATCTATTCCCCATGATGCTGCGGCTTCATTTAATGATTTTTCATCTTTAGTTTCACCTAAATAATCAAAAGATACACTATTTAATGAATACCATAATCTATTTTCATCAATTAAAGATGCCATAACCATTGTATCAACGATAAGACCATTAATTTTTATTCCGTAGGCTCTTAACCAACATACGTCATACATAGCATTGTGAAATATTTTTACGTTATCTGCAGCACATATTTCTTTTATCCAACTTAAAACTTTTTCTTTTTCTAAATTTCCACCACCTTCATGTGCTATTGGATAATAAGCTGACCATCCATCTACTGCTACAGCAATACCAACAATTTCCCCTTGACCAATAATTGCACCAGATCCTCTTGTTTTTAAGTCAGGATCTTTTGTTTCTAAGTCAATTGCTATGTATTTATATCCTTTTAAATCAGGAAAATTTTCTGGACAAATCCATTCTTTCTGAGCTTCAAACATCATATCAATATCCAATCATTGCACATATTATTAATAAACCTGCACTTATAATTAAATAATCAATTATCATTTTATTCCTTTCAAATAACAATAAATACACAACACTGTAAATAAACCCATAAGAACAGTTAAAGTTTTTGGTTTTCTACACATTGTAATCTCTTTCTAATATCATTTCTAAATAATGTATTGCTTTTAAAATATCTTGTTTACCACCTTTGTCTTGATGTCTACAAATATATTTAATCGCATTACCTTCTGCAAATAGTATCTTATTATCATTGATAAATCTAGAGGGCTGTATTTTATACTTTTTATAATGAGCTCCTCCTATTTGTTTAAAAAATACTTTGTTACTCATGTTATTGGTTCTCCTGGTTTATAGTTTTCATAATCATCTTCACCTGGTTCGATTATGTATAAGTTTTCTTTTGCTCTTGTTACACCCACAAAAAACAATCTATGTTCAGGATCAGCATTATTTAATGCTGAATCATGTATGATCTTTTCTAGACCAGTAAATAAAACAACATTTTCACATTCTTCACCTTTTACACCATGTATTGTGGATACTTTAATTCTAGCTGGCTTCATTAAATCATCACCACTTTCTAATAATGATTTAATATAATTCTTTGTATCTTCTTTAAAATTTAATTGTTCCCAGCTTCCCGTCACTAGAAGCCCATGATTAAGCATTAGATCATCTATATCTACAAAATCCACAGTATCTAACGATTTTCCGCTAGAACAGCCATATTTTACATGCTTCATATTGCAATTTAAAACTTTATAAACAGATTTTGCTTCTTCTGCTCCAACCGTTGCACCTTGATTTAATCTAGTCCATACTTGATATGCTTGTAATAATTCTGCAGATAATAAAAAATTTGTTTTACTTTCAAATCTTAGGTTCAAAGATGTTAGATGAGCTTTAATTGGATTTAACATTTTGTTAGTTCTTGCAATAATCATCCATTCACCTTTGTTAAAATCAATATTATCTAATGAATGATTTTCAAAAACTTTTCCTTCTGCATCTCTAGGAAGCCAGCTTTTAATTAATCTATGCTCTACATGTTGTAGAATATCTAATGCTTTTCTATGTATAGCTCTTGGACATCTTCTTGATTCAACTCTAGGATCTAATTCTCCTTTTAAATTTATAAATATATTAGGATCAGCACCTTGAAACGTATATATCGTTTGATCGTCATCCCCTGCAATATAAGATCGTTCACATCGTGATTCGATGTAATTAAACATATCCCATTGCAGAGGATTCAGATCCTGTGCTTCATCCAAAAAGACAACGTCGAGTGGAGGACATTTATCTTTTTCAATGAACTGTTTTATCATATCGGAATACTCAATCATTCCGGTATCTCTTTTATAAGACTTTAAATCAGCTTCTATTTGAGCTGTTAACCATACATCTACTTTATATTCTAATCCTAGTTCTGTAGCTGCAGTATCAATATCTATTTTTCTTGATCTTGAATATTCAATAATTTTCATATGATCATTTTTATATCTCAGCGTTTCTGTGTAGGGATCTTCTTCTGTTTCAAAAGACAAATCATTACATATCTGTGAAAAATTTTTAAATGCGTTCCATTTTTCATCTTTTAATAATTGTATATTTGTATCTATATTTAATTGCCTTGTTCCAAGAGAGTGCATTGTACAAATATATGGAAATTCTTTTACCATTGGATAAGTTGATAATATTCTTCTTTTAGCTTCATCAGCTGCAGCATTACTAAATGTAAGATAAGCAATCTTATCTGGTAAAGTTTTGTATTCATTTAATTCTTTATTTAAATAATGATTAACTAAATGATGTGTTTTCCCTGTTCCAGGAGGACCTGGAATAATTATTCGCTTCATTTAAATGGTACATCCTTTAATTTAGAATCTCTTATAATTGGTTTATCTAAATCTATTGTT